TGTGCAATCAATACATTCCAAGGATAAAAGCTAATAGCTAAAGTATCGCCAACATTCCATACAAAATTACCAATGTTCACTTTCCGATCAAAAAATTTGTCCATGCGAACTTCTTCGCTTTCTCCAATATTAAGAATCGAGGGAGTGGGAACAATATCTGAGATGTGTTGTTGCATAGCTTCAGCGTGTTGTATCTGGTCAGATATGGGGGTTGTTGTAGAGGACTGAGCCTCAAAAAGGGTTTGGTGGATTACCACCATTTTGTTTTTATTGGTATGTTTTTTAATTAAAGGTTCCATACGGCTATACGCCATTCGGCGTGGAGGATACCAATTATTGTATAGGATGTAAGAGAGGGTATCATGATACAAACACCGTGGTGGATCCACGGCTACCCCACAGGAGGACCCTGTGGTGCCACAGGTTCTACCATCTGCTAAGGGTGACTCGAACCGTCTACGCCGAGCTCCCTCTGAAACGAGTGGCGCAAAACCCGATTGCGCTTCCAATACATCATCACTGATGTCAAGGAGGACGTCATCCTCCTCGTTATCGAATTTTCGCTTAACCCAGTCAACTGTCGTTTCCCAGGGATAAGTATGCCGAACTATGAAGAACCGTCGCACTCCACTAAATTCTGGCATATCGAATAATTCTTCCATGATTGTAGTGTTAACTGTAAAAACGTGTAAGCCATGCAAGGCCCATTCGCGTCTTGCAGCTAAATAACAATCGGCTAGTCTCTTATCTTCAGAGACGTTTCCTTTGTCTTCCCAAAGACAAAGCGATCTCATGACACTATCATTCTCAATAGGTCCCATGATGCAACCTCGCACCATGCGGAAACTACGCTTAAGAAAATCTGCTTCCTCTATATTAATAAAGGGAACACTTCTAGCATCCTTATGCGCCATTGTATAAATAACTGAATGACCACCAAGGACACCACTAATAGTAACATGATTAAACTTATCAAGCTTAGAACCCATGATATTGTCATCACCAAGAGTCATTAATGCCACACTTTGCTTAAACGTAATAGGGTCATAACCCATCTTCCAATAAGCAAATCGCATAAATAAGGAATTAGCGATTGAGTTCAAAATAGCTGTCAAAGGATGACCAGAAGAATTGCCTCCGAAAAACCTTATAACGTCTCTATTAAGAGAAGTAAAAGGATAAGATAGTTCAGTAGCTATTGCTCTAGAAATGCGTAAAGATTCCTGATCCAAAGGTCTTACCACCGACCTCCAAGCATCAAGAACATAAAACGCAGCTCTAATAAACACAGCTGGCATTCTCTTGTCATAATTCTTGTAATCTCCTGCAATTATTCTATCTTTTCCAAATTGGCAAACATACTCATAGATGTCTTGCCATTGAGTTCCATGATCCATAGAAACAGCACACTCACTAATGAAATTGTACTTTTGAATACAGGCTTGAATCCCCAAGTATTGCTCTCTAACTACTACTGAAAATACAGCGTCACTTGCCGTAAAAACCCTAGTTTCAGCAGATTGTATTTTCTTCAATTTTCGAGGTTCATCCTTCAACGTTCCATTAAATAAAATACCTGCAGTTTCATCAGCTGCAAATATCCTCTTCATGGTTAAATAGTCCTTATACAAGTCTGCATTAAAACTGTAATTACCAGGAACTCCTTCAAAATACTTTCTCTTAGGTCCAGGATATAAAAATCCACCACTAGTAGACATAGGGAGAGAGTTAATGTAAGTATTACCAACTTCTCCATTTATGGCTACATGCAAAGATCTATTTTCAGCTCCTTCCAGCCAAGAAATGTCCCTTGTGGTTTCTTGCACCATGGAATGGGCCACGTGTAATACATCACAGGAATTGAAAAAGGGGGAAACATTTCCCTGAACATCGCAAGCTAAAGTAAAAGGATTATACCAAATACCATCCCTTTCAAAAGCTTGCATCACTGGCGCGCCAAATGGTAAGTCGTAAGACATTCGCCTACAGATTTCATCGCACGCTCGCGTCTTCTTAATCTTCGACTTCCTCGTTACGCCGTGGGCAAAAGATCCAGCTAAAATTCCATTGCTATCGCACCAATGATGCACACCTTTGGAACTAGCTTGGCCCAACCTCCCACTACTGGAGGTACCTTTTGCAAACAACATGTTATCACCTTGTTCACTCATGGCTAAC